CTTCTGGTGAGTATTCCCTTTAAAGCAGATATATAGGAAAAACTAAATAGGAGAACAACTAATATAAAAAATGCCACAAACAGACATGAGTTCAGCAGATGCAAGTAATTTAGCAACAGCTATGACAGACTATTCAGTAAGTAGTGCAACAACAGATGCAGCATTTGATCAAAAGGAAACAACATGGACAAATGAAAAATGGGCCCAATACTTAGGATATTACAAGACAATTCCAGAATTGAATTCATCAATAGATGCAAAAGCTACATGGACAGTTGGAAAGGGATTCAAAGCAGATGAATTAACTACCTTAGCATTAAACAAAATAAAAGGATGGGGTAAAGATACTTTCAATACAATATTAGAAAATATGATCAGGACAAGTCACATAGGAGGTGATGCTTTTGCCGAGATTATAAGAGATAAAGAAGGTTATCCAATTAATCTTAAACCCTTAGATCCAGCATCAATTATGATTGTAGTAGATAGAAAAGGCATCATATTAAGGTATGAACAAATCTCAAAAGTTAAAACTCCTAATAAGAAATTCAGACCTGATGAAATATTCCATCTAGCAAGGAATAGAGTTGCAGACGAAATTCATGGAGTATCTATCATAGAAAAACTTGAACCTATAATACTCATGAGAAATGAAGCCATGTCAGATTGGAAAAGAGTTCTACATAGAAACGTAGATCCTATGATGATCTATCATTTAGATACAGATGATACTACAAAGATAGCAGCATTTAAAGCAAAGGTAGATGCTGCAAAGGGTAAGGGTGAAAATATGTATATCCCTAAAGATGCAGTGGTTCCTGAACAATTAACAACAGCTGGAAATTCAACATTAAATCCTCTACCATGGATAGATGCATTAAACCAATATTTCTTTCAAGCTACAGGAGTTCCAGATATAATCTTAGGAAGTTCAAAAGCATTTACAGAAGCAAGTGCTAAAATAGCTTACTTAGCATTTCAACAAACAATAGAAGAAGAACAACTATTCATAGAAGAACAGATTTTATTACAATTAGGTATGATCTTAGAATTAGAATTCCCTGCAAGTTTAGAAAATGAATTATTAAGTGATAAGAAAAAAGATGTAGAACAGGGAGCTGCACAACCTAATGATACAACAGCAGGGAGTGGAGAATAATGGAAACAGAATTTTATCAATTATTACTAAATAATGGGTTTGCAGTATTTGTAGCTGTTTATGTTCTTATGAGATTAGAGAGAACATTGAAACAAAATACACAGATACTTACAGAATTGAAAGTAATAATTAAAGGAAGGTGTAAATAATGCCACACAAAAAGAAGAAAGATAAGCTAACAAAAGCAGAGCAACAGACAAAAGAGGGAAATGCCTTTATAGGAGCAAGAGAAAAAAGAATCGGAAAACTTCAACAAAGTGCAGCAGGAAAAAGAAGAGGTTTAAAAGGACTTACAAAACAAGCATCTAGAGAAGTATCTAGAGAATTAGAAGGTGTTGGGACAAGACAGGTTACTGTTGAAGAAATTGCACATAAAGAAGAAAGTAAATTTAAAGGTCCTAAAGCTGGATCAGCAGGTGAAATAATAGGATCAAGAAAGGAAACTATTACTGGTGAACAGGGGGAAACTCAAGAAGTTGATAGATTTGTAACAAGAGAACAAGCAGAAGGAGAGAGGGCAGAAGCATTTGAAACAGCTGCTACTCTAGGAACTGCTGGAGTTGCTGGAGGTTTAAAGACAGTAGGTGGAGGAGTTAGCAAAGTAGTGAATGATGTAGGAGCAGCAGTAAAGGCAGCACGAGCAGAAAAGGCACTAGAGATTAATGAACAAATTAAAGGAATTAATAACATCATACAGACTAATGCGGGTATAAAATACCGTCAGGCACAACAAATATATTTAGCAGGAAAGAAAGCAGCTGAAGGTGGAAAATTATTAACTTTCGTAAAAAGACACAAAGTTGCAGCTATAGTGTCTGGGAGTTCAGTATTTACTGGAACTGCTGCTTATCAAGGATTGGTCATGTGGAGTGCAGTTGATAATTTAAGCACAGGTTCATCATTCGGATCAACTAAATTAAGAGAATCTATAACATTTGCAAAAGAAGAAATTGATCCTATAGAAATAAGATCTAGGATGGAAGAAATACAAAGAAATCAAGATACTGCAGTAGCTGCAGCAAGGATGGTAGCTGTCTTAAACCCAGTAACTGGTGCTGCTACCTATTGGTATTGGAAAACTATTATGGATGCTAACCAACAAACAATAGACTTTGAATTTAATGAAATAGAGAAATTATTATCAAAATTATAAGGAGGTGTAAACATGGAAGAAGAAGAAAAAAATGAAGAAGAAAAACCTGAAGAAAAACAAGAAAAAACTCCCCTCATTACAGCAGCTAATGAAGCTGCTGAGAGGATTGAAAAAGCGAATGCTGAACAAAAACTACTATTGGAAAGGCAAGAAGAGTTAATGGCACAAAATGCGTTAGGAGGACAAAGTGAAGCTGGTGCTGTTCCACAGAAAGAGAAGAAATTATCTGATGAGGAATACAGCGATTTAGTTCTAAGAGGAGAAGTTAATCCATTAAAAGCAGATGGCTATATTAGGTAAAGAAGATTGGACTTTATACAAAAAAGCCATAGAAGAGAACATTAAGAAAATGACAATGGCTTTACAAGAAAGCACAAGATTAAATGAGATGGCAGACGAAGAATTGGAAAAGTTTAAATAGTTGCATAGATACAATTAGGCATGGCAAATGAAGCAATCTTAGTTCAACAATTAGAAGACAGACTTATGGAAGTAACAGTTGCAGATGGAACAGGTATAGAGAAAGGTTCTATATTACAATTGACTGATCCTACTACTGGTTCATTAAGTGCTGCTGATGGTAACTTTTTTGCAGGTATTGCTGCATCTGAAAAAGTTGCAAATGATGGTTCTACAAGATTAGCTGTATGGAGATATGGAGTTTTTGATCTTAAATTAACTGCAGCAACTGTAGCAGCTGGAGAACCAGTCAAAATTGCAGGTGAAAATCTAGTTGCATTAGCAGATGATGACACAATAGAGAACAAAGGGGAAGTTGTTGGAATCGCATTACAAAGTGGAATAGCTAGTGAAGTTATCGAAGTTCTGGTAGGTGGCATATAATGGCAGACCAAATGGGTATGGCTGACATCAGAGGGGAAAACATAGAGAGAGCAGTCAAAGGGTTTGCCCTTAAACAATTCAAATTAATGCAAGTATTACTAAAGACATCTAGTTCTAATTGGACTGAAACATTTTACAAAGAAACTGCAGCTGATCTAACAGCTGGTGGTGAAACATTCTCTATTCAAGGAGTAGCAAGAGGAGCAGCATTCCCTCATGTAGATCCTAGTTGGACTAAAGTTCAAGGAACTCATATTAAATTTGCATCTGAAAGTATTGTATTTATGGAAGACAAATTAACTGATGCTATAGATGTTCAAGCAAGAACTTTAATCAGAGTATCAAGAAGTATTGCAAGTCAAGTAGACAACTATATTTATACAACTCTAAGTGGTGCAACAGGTATTAACACAGCTGCAGCAGTATCAACTTGGGATAATGCAACAGTAGCAGATAGAGATCCAGTCAGAGATATATTGAAAGGTATTGAATTCATGGCAGTAGATAACTATGATGCATTAAGTAATGGATTCTTATTACTAAGCCCAGTAGATTACACAAATCTTATGATGAACTCAAAAGTTATTAATAATCCTAGCTTCAAAACAGCAGATGTAGTAAGTAATGGAGTGGTAGGACAAATAGCTGGACTAAAGATAATTGTTAGTAATTCAATCACAGCGGATGAAGCTATGGTTATAATTGGAAACAGAGCAGCAACATGGAAAAGTGCAGCACCATTAACAACTGCAGTAATGGAAGATAAAGGAGTTAAATTTACTATTAGAGCATGGCAAATTGGACAAGTTCAAGTTACAGATCCTGAAGCAATCCACGTCATAACTAATACACAAGCTTAAAATGAGTGAAAAAGGCATGATGTTACGTGGTGAGAAATGGTATTCTTTCAGAGATATAGATGGTAAACTTCCTAATGATATTGCTAATGATGAACATAAAATGGTTGATGTTGCATTCTTTCTAGAAAAATCAAAACCTAAAACTAAAGCTAAGGTGAAAAAAGATGACTGAAGTTATCGGTGATGTAGTAATTCCATCTGAATTAATTGTTCCTATTATGACAACTACTGTGAGGGATGCTATGACTAATAGAGAAGGACTTGTAATATTTAACACAACTACAAATAAGTTGAATTTTAATACTGGTGCTGGGTGGGAAGCTGTTACCTCTGCCTGAGGATGGCTAAGAAATTTCCTAAAAATCCCTATATGAAAATATATAGAGGAGAAAAAACTAATACAAAATTTCATAGACCTGAAGGTGCAGGAAACTTTGACAACATGGACGATGTTAATATCGTCAAAAGTATATCTATCTTACAAGGAACTATTGATCAGACAGCATCTAATCCTAAAGACATATTAAATAAAGCTACTGCAGACACATTATATTCTGGAACAACTTACACAGCTGGAAGAGGATTAACATTAACTGG